GTGTGGGGGTCGGAGCCACAGATGCCCGGCCCCCGCGCTCCACAACCCAAGGAGCAGCCGGTGATGACACACCTTCGTGGATGGCTCCGGAAGCGAGTCCAGGACTACCGCTGGCACCCCGAGCTCCGCCGGTGGGTACGCGTGTCGGGGCCGAAGCGGTGATGGACGACGGCCCGCAAGGGCTCGCCATCGACGCCGCACAACGGATCGTCCTCAACCACGTCAACGGCCCGTGCGGCCAGTGCAAAGGGCGCCGCTGCTGGATGCTCGAAACGGCGGTCAAGGTCGTGATGTTCGACGGCGAGGAGATCGACCCGGCGATGCGGGCCGCGCTCACCGATGCGGCACGGAAGATCGCCGACGTACACAAGCCCGCCGACGACGGACTCTGCTCTCCCTGCCTGCTGCCGATACCGGAGTGCGAGCCGTACGAGATAGCCACGGCTTGGCTCCAGGTCATCGGTGAGCCCCTCCAGCCGGCCGGGCCGGGCCCGGATCTGACCGAAGCCCGACAGGTTGTGCAGCAGCACCAGGGCTACGGCTGTCCGGAGTGCACGCCGCAGGGATGTCCGGCCGAGGACCGGGCGGTGCCGCTGGTGTTCGACGACGTGGTGTCCCGGTGGCCGGATGGTCCGAAGACCCTCGACGACCTGGAGAAGATCGCCCGAGAGATCCGGGGCGACGAGACGTGAGCGGGCTGACGCGGATGACGTTCAACCTCACCGAGAACGGCGCCGCCGCGCTGGATCGGCTGCCCGGCAGGGACAAAGCCGACCGGATCAACCGGGCGCTGCGGGTGGCCGCGATCGTCGAGGGACTGATGACGGCGGAGCGGACGTTGACGATCCTGCGGGACGGGAAGCCGCACGAGGTTCACATCCTGTAGGAGCGAGGAAAGCGCGTTCCTCAGTCCTTCCGGGCTGCGGTGGTGGTCTTCCCCTCGGCGATCTGCTGGGCCCGTGAGCGGGTGACGCCGAGGGCTGCGGCGACGTCGGCGTGACTCATCCCTCCGGCGCGCATCTCCAGTACGGCGTCTTGTCTGGCCTGGCGGAGTTGGTGTTGCAGGTCGGCGATCTCTCCGAGTGCGTCGGTGATGGCCTTGGCTCGGCCGGTGGGGTCGGGGATGGCGAGTAGGTCGCGGGGGTCCATGAAGTCACTGTACATGGGGCCTTGACGCCTGTACATGGGCCATGTACACTTGACGTATGAGCGAGGGGGAGGGGCAGACGATGGAGACCACGACCTACACCTGGACCGCCGGAAGCCGGTACTGCTCCGCCGACATCCACCGCACCGAGGACGTCTGCCCCGACTGCGAGCACAACGGCACCTGCGCCGACTGCCAGAAGCCGATCCCCGCCGGCCCCCAGTACCGGATGTGCCGGGAGAACGGGGAGTGCATCCACACCGGGTGCTCGACCAAGCGGGCCGCCGCCCGGTGGGTCGACTACTGGTGACCCTCCCGGGGGCCGGGCAACCGGCCCCACCCAACCCCCCTCCCACTCAAGATCCAGGAACACGCTTTCCTGCCCCGACCGGACGGAGATCCCAGATGGCCACCAAAATTCGCAAGCCGATCGCAGCGCAAGCCAAGGCAGTCGAGCAGACCGAGGCACCCGCCGGTGTCGAATGGCCGGCGGGCAAGACCTTCGGCGAACTGGACTCGGCCACCCGCCGCGCGGTAACCCGTCAGGCAGCCGCCCGCCTCACCGCCGAGCTGTCCCACCCAGCGGTGGCTGCGGCCATCACGGCGGCGCTTGAGGCTGACCCGGCCGATGCTGGCGACCCGGGCCACTGCGCGCCGGGCAGTGGCCCGGCCTGACCCCGGGCAGCAAGATGCGGCCCCGGTCTCCGAAGAGAACCGGGGCCGCTTCGTGTGTAGACAGATATACAGAGTCTCTGTATACTGGTATACATGAGCGAGCGGCAGATCACCCGGGACATCGCCCGATACACCGACCAGGACGCGCCGGCCCACCGGTGGACCCTGACGGTCGACGGCGAGACCGTCTCGGAGCTGTGGGTCGCCATGGAGACCGGCGAGATCATGCAGGTCGAGACCCCCGCCGAGCACCAGGGCAACGGGTACGCCAGCGCCCTCTACCGCCAGGCTGTCAGCGAGATGGCCATCTACCACGCCCCCGAAGCGCACCGCACCCCCGAGGGCGACCGGTTCGCCAAGTCCGTCGGCGGGGACTCGGTGCCCTGCCTGCACGGCTGCTGCGACGACACCCCCGACTTCGATGAGGAGTGACCGTGACCGACGACTTGATGGCCTGGCTCGGCCCGGCCGCCGACGAACTGACCCCGGAGCAGGTCGAGCGGGTCCGCGACGAGGCGCGTGCCATCGCTGAGCGGTACCCGGACCCCGACGAGCAGCCGGAGCGGGACGCGGCCCTGTCCGCCGTCGTGCAGTACCTCCTCGGCGAGACCACGCCGGAGGATGCGGCGCGGGAACTGGTCGACGCCCGGCTGCGGGAGCAGCGGGCGATGGCGGCAGCGACGTGGGTCGCCGTGATGCTCGTCCGCGACAACCCCGTCCGCTACAAGGCGGTCGCGGCCGAACGGGTCGGCATCAACCGGATGACGCTGCTGCGGGCGCTCGGCGAGCGGGACTGACACGGACAGCAAGAAGCGGCCCGGGACATCCCCGGGGAGGGGACGGACCGGGCCGCCGTGGGTACTACTCGGCAATGGATTGGTTGGTGATCTCGGCGCGGCATCGGCGGGATGATGCCGAGCCCCGCCGGTGCCGTGCCTGCGCGGCCCTCTGGCCGTGCGTCTACCGGCTCGCCGGCTCCAGCTCGACAGCCGACGGCGAGTCCGGCGCACCGACCCCTGCGGTGACGACCGACGTCAGCACCGACAGCACCGCAGCACCGGCCGCGACTCCACCCGCCAACCCGACGTCGACGGTGAGGACGTTGAACCCATCCAGGGTCCACAGACCGAGCAGGGCTTGAGCGGCGCTCTTGACGGCCCGTTCGGCGGTCTGCTTCCAGAAGGTACCGGTGAACATGAGCCCCTCCTCAGGGGTTCTTGGGGACCGACCCCGGGGCCCCGGGGTCGGCGTCAGTGGGCCGGTAGGGTGGCCGGCGTGGTGCGCGGCTACTGGACAGACAGCAGCGGCAAACCGGCGTGGGTCGAAGAGCTGCCCGACGCGTGCTGCGGCCGGTGGATGCCGAGCTGGGGCACCTGCCCGCGCGGCTGTCGGACGATGGGCCGGACGTGGACGTGCTCAGGCTGCGGCCGGGTTAGCTTCGATCCCGAGCATCACTGCGGTCGTGCTGCGCCCGGTGCATGAGAACGATCCGCCACCAGATCTGACCCACCAGCAGCGCGAACGCGACCAGAGTGACGATGTCCCGGCCCGGATAGTCCGGCCAAATCCTCGCGGCGACGATCAACGAGAACAGGACACCGAGGTTGGCGGTGAACTGCATGATGTGCCGGCCCTCCGGGGTGAGCCGGAAGTCTCCCCGGGTCAGAGACCAGTACGCGACGACGAAGTACCAGCAGCCGACGCCGCCGATCGCGGCGAGCACGGTACCGATGTGTCTCATTTCTGACCCCTCAACGCTTGCGTGATCATGGGGCCGAAGTGGTTCCGGGACCGCAGCTCCTGCAACTGGCGGGCCACCTTGTCAACGGCGGGGTCGTCGGCTTTCGCGGCGGCGAGATCCTCACGTGCCGCTTCCAACCGTCGACGGGCGTCGTCAGTATCCGGGGATGGCCGTGTGCGTCTACGCCACCAGGTCATCCCGGCCCGCCTCCTTCGACAGCGCCCGGAGTAGCTGGACGGTAAGATCTGAGTTCGTCAGCAACTTCTGTAACTGCTCATCTCGCACCGCGGCTTGCTCGTCGCGTACCTGAACGGTCTGTTGCAGGTACACAATCTGCTGATCCTTGTCCCCGATCCGTTCCTCATGCATCTTCCGAGGCACAAGCCGGCCGACGAGGACCAGGAGGACGACGAACGCGATCAGTCCGACCGGTCCGCCGGTGCCGATGAGCGCCGGGGGGATCTCCGGCATCAGCCGCCCGCCGGGGTGGCGCCGTCGACCTCGCCGAGCACCTGCCGGACCGCCTCCACCGCCGCGGCCTTCAGGTGCGGCTTGAGCGCGGTCGCGAGGGCGGTCACGTCGACCTGGCCCGACTCGACCGGTGCGCTGGCCGACCGCTTCAGCAACTCGTCGGCCTTGTTGACGATGCTGTTCGCCTTGCCTCGGCCGTTGCCCGGGTCCACCTCGAACCCGCAGGACGGCCCACCGGTAAACATGGCGGCGTAGATCGCGTTCAGCTTCTTGCGGTCGTCGTCGGTCATGTCGTCGTCCTCTCCGGCCAGCACCGCGGCGACGTCGCGCCGGAACTGGTCCATGTTGAAAGTCGGGTCGCTCTTCGTGGACGTCGCACCCGACGGCCGAGTCGCGTACGGCTGGTGCTCCTTGTGACCGGCGACCCGCGAGACCGGGACACCGAGCTTCTCGACCAGCGCGGCCACGCCCCGGACGTACGACCGGTACTGCCGGTCCGGCCACGGTTCGGCGCTGGTGTTGGAGTGCTGCGCCTCGATACCCAGCAGCCGCGAGTTCCCGTAGCCCTTGTTCGGCCCGTCCCAGCCCGTCAGGTTGTGGTTGCAGCGGCCGGACGCGACCACCCACCACTCCCCGGACCGGGACAGGTAAAGCTGGGAGATTGGCGGCGGGGCAGTCGCGGACCCGTTGACGATCACCCGCAGCTCGCCTGCGTCCGTTGAGGTGCGGGAGCCGGCGGTGGCGTGGCAGGTGATGCCGCGGATTGGACCCCAATCGTCGGAGCCGCGCGTACGCCACCCGGCGTACTCGTGCACGGTGAGGCCGGCGGCGCGAAGCACCTCGGGCAGCCAGAGCAGACGCATGGTCACACCACCTCGTAGATCGTCAGGTGGATCGTCGTGTTGATGTTGAGGATGCGGGCCACGCCGGACGCGGTTGACTTGTTGCCCAGCAGCTTGATCGTGTGCGAGCCCGCCGATGCGAGCGTGCCCCGCCAGATCTGGTTAGCCGGCCCGCGATCCGGTGCGTTCATCTCGTACACCGCGGATGCCCCCAGCGATGCCCCGTCGACCGCGCACCGGCCGAGCACGTTGGTGCCGGCCGCGGCGGCGTCCACGATGACGTCGAAGATCCCCTCAACGACGTAGATCGCGTTCGCGCCCGCGGTCGTGAACGTGATGCTGGCTCCTACAACATCGGCCTCAGCCGTGCCGACGGTGAGCGCGCTCGTACAGGCCGCGTCATAGGTGGTCGGCTGCAACAGCCCGAGCCGGCCAGCCGACACGATCTCACCCGCCAGGATTGCCATACCTACCTCACAGGGCCAGTCGCCACGGGGTGGCGAGGGACAGAGGTGTGCCGGTCGGGATCGTCTTCGTCACCTGGTTGACCGGGGTCGCGGCGAAGGTGAACGCCTGGAGGCCCGGCGCCTCGAACGGGTCGACGTCGATGCTGACTGTTCCGTTGGTGTTGCCGGTCTCGCGCCTCACGCCGACGCCCGCACGGGTCCCGGTGGTCAAAGCGGTGTCGGTGGCGGTGATGTGCCATCCCCGCTCGGCCGGCTGTGTCGACTTCCAGCCCCGGGCCCGGATGGTCGAGCCGATCGCCGAACACTGGAGCACCCACCGGTCGCCGGCCACATGTGGACCGTTCAGCGTGACGGTGGAGCCGAGCTGGGTTCCGGTGCCGGCGACCCGCTTGAACAGCCGCAGCTCAGGGACCGCACCGGAGGTGATCAACAGGGTCGCGTAGTAGTAGTTCGACGTGTCGGTGAACCGCGTAGAGACCCACAGCGAGATCCCGGAACCGATGGGGGCAACCGGCAGGAGGAACTCTGCCCGGGGGTCGGCTTCGACGCTGTTCACGTTGATGGTCGCCAGTTCGAGCTGGTTCACCGTCGCGGTCGCGATCCGCCCGACTGCTCCGGTGACCGACCAGTTCCCGGCGGCCCCCGAGTTGACCGACCACGGCTGACCGGTGGTCGCGGTACCCCATCCGCCGGCGCCGACCGACCGAGTGAACGTGTCCCGCGCCGCCGTCTCGATCCCGGTCACCGAAAGCACCACGCCAGCCGACCGGACATCGAGCGGGAACATGCTCGGCTGGCTGGCGGTGGTAATCCACGGCGGGCCGGCGGTTACCACGACCAGCGCCGACGTGTCCGTACCGGCGTCTACGTCGTCTGCCCACTGCGATCCGCCGGTGTCCGCCCGGCCGAGCACCGGATCCTCGACGACACCGACCGTCCACGGCCTTGCCGGGGTGCCGACGATCGAGCCGCCCCAGGAGCCGAGCCGGGTCAGGGTTTGCGAGATACCTCCGGCGTGCTGGTCAACGTCCTCCGACGGATGCGGTGCGGGGACGTTGACCTGCTGCACCCGATCGCCGGGCGTCACGTTCAGCCACGAGTCAATCAGGTCTGGTTGTCCGGCGAGGTCGACGGAGATGCCGGGGTACCGCATCTCCTCCCATGTGCCGAGGTGGACCCGCCAGCCGGCGTGACTGGGAAGCGCGGAGTCGGCGGCGACCCCGATCGTGACGGAGTCGTCGTAGACGCCGTGCCGCGCCGCATGCTCACTGTCGACAACCCGGGCGCTTGACCCATCAGTGCGGCTGACCGTCACATCGTTGCGGGTGCCCTGATCGTCATACGTGGGCGCGAGGATCTGCTCGGGTCGCATCTCCTGTGAGTGCATGTACGTTTCGAGGTCGACGGTCAGCGCCGGCACCTGGTTGTAGCGGGTGGAGCGTGGCCGGTAGCCGAGCCCCCATCCGCGCTCGTACAGGATCCCCATGTCCGAGTGTTCGGCATCCCTCAGGATGTCGAGGTCGCCGCCGGCGGGTTGCGGGCCGAGGGGTTCGGAGTCGCCGGCGGCGACGGTGATGCGGATGCCGCGCTCGTCACATACCCGCTGGATCCGGTCACTGGCCGGCTCGTAGGGAAAGCCCATACCAGCGTCGTGCTGGAAAATCAACGGCACGCTGTTGTGGAACGACAGGTGACTGAGGTAGATGTCAGCCATGTCGTCGCTGACGCTTCCCGTATCACCCGCGAACGCGCCGATAGCATCGATTCTCAGCGGGGCGCCGATCGTCTGCCCCGCCCACGTTGCGCCGGCGACCGTCACATCGTTGACATCCAGCCACACGTTGGTGTCCGCGCCGGACTGTTGCGCGGTGAATACGACGTGGAGCCATTCTCCGGTGATGCCCAGATTGCTGCGAGGCACCGGATCGTTCAGGGAGACCAGATCCGTTTCGTTTTCTTGGTCCTCGGACAGGTACAGGCCAACGCCGACTGCGGCGTCTGCCCCGTACTGGTGGATCAGTCGCAGTATCTTGCCGGTGGTGGTGCGGATTTCCCACGCCACATAGTGGGCGCCGGCGGCGCCCGACACGATGACGCCCTTGGTCCAGACAGCCACCTGCCAGCCGGCCGGGTCAACGCCTGCCACAACCCCTCGGAGTGCGTTCTTGGCATCGGGCTGCGGGTGGGCGGACCCGGACGCCCCGGGTGGGGCGTCGTCGACAAAATCCATGATGCCGACGGACACGCTGAGCGGCTGTCCGTCCGGCAGCCCGCTCGCCGCTTGAGTCGAGTCGACGCCGTCTTCGAGCGGCCACCACGCGACCGGATTCGTGGACGGCAGGTACCGGGTCAGCGCGGACCGGATGACACCGTTGCCCTGGCCGAGTCGGCGCAGGATCCCGGACGCGGTCAGCCGGACAATGGACGTCATCCCGTCGGTGGAGGGGATGAACTGGGGTTGCCACTGGTCGGCGAACCCGTTGAACACGTCGGCCCGCACCGTGTAGTTGTCGTGGGAGACGGTGACCGGGAGGACGTTGGTGTTGCCGGGGATCAGCCACGTCTGCATTCCGACGCCGCCGGCCGACGTGAGCGGGTCCGGGTCGGTGACGTCAAGCTGCCAGCCGGCCGGCTCCGATCCGGCCGCCGTCCACACCTTCATGGAGAGCCGGTTGCCGACGACGGAGATGCGGGTGCGCAGCGGCGTGGACGCGGCGTAGGAGAGTCCCGGGACGGCGCCGACGGATCCGAGGTCAGTGTGCGTCCCACCACGCACGCGGGTGATCTTGAGCATGACGGTGGTGCCACCCGAGTTGAACTCGGTCCGCAGCCAGTAGTAGTCCGTCACGGCCGGGTCGTGCCGGGCCATCACACCCGTCACCAACGCCGCGCCGGTAATCAGGGCTGAGGTGGAGGTGTCGACGACGTGATGGGTATCGAGCAGCGACACACCAGCCCGCACCTGCCGGAGCACGTTGAGGGTGGAGTGCGCGATCCGACCCTGCCCTGACGAGACGCTGTAGTCGCCGGGGGACCCGTTCGCGGTCGCCCACGCCAGCCCGCCGTCGGACGTGCCCCACCCGTTCGACACCGACCGCCCGAAAGCGTCCTCCACGCGGCGGAGGGTGAGCCAGATCGGGGTACCCAGCGCGACGTTCGGCCAGTACTCCGACTCCGGACGCAGCGGAGTCAGATCCCCGTCGTCGTTGAGGAGGTGGATCGTCGCCGTCGACGGGGACACATCCCCGCTCCCAGACCCTGAGCCCTTCCGCAGCGGGATCGGGTTCGTCAGTAGCCGGCCGGACAAGTCCGTCCAAGTCCAGTCACCCGGGTCACTGTCCGGGTTGGCGCCAAACGCCGCGAAGACCTCGACGGGCAGTTCGTCGTCGGGCCACATCAGCGGCTCACCGTCGCGAACGCCTCGTCAGGGTCCCCACCGTAGTCGGTGCGGATGTTCTCCCTCACCCACGCCATGAACGAACCGGGAGCGTCGCCGGCGAACCGGATCGTCGGCGCCGCTGGGTGCACGGCGGCAGCGGGCGCGCTGAAGCCGGCCGCCGGGGTGGTGAGCGGCGTACCGGCGACCAGCGCAGTAACGGACCCGAGCTCGGCTTCGAGGGAGCGCCGTTCGCCGTGGATACCGCGGATGAGTCCGCCCATGATCGCCTGACCAGCCGGCTCCAGCAGCACCCGGTCCCGATCCTCAGGGCCCTTCCACGACGGGATCATGTTCGTCACCCAGCCGAGGACACCTTGCAAGTTCGGGATCGCCGCGCGGATGCCGCCGACGAGCCCGTTGATCAGTGCCCGGCCGGCGCCGCGTAGGAGGTCGCCAAGACCGCCCAACGCCCGAAGGATCCGGCGGGGGATGCCGGCGATCCACCGCACCCACGCTTCCGGCTCGTTCCGCAGGCTGCGGAAGATCGCTGTGACGATGGCGGAGAACCGCTGGAACGCCTCCTTGCCCTGCGACGCGAAGGAGTTCACCGCATCCCGGGTCTGCCACACCACCTTGATCAGGTTGAGGAACGTGCCGATCGGCGACAGCAATACCAGCGTCCGGAAGACGGGGTACAGCTCGGTGAAGACGCGGATGACCACGCCGACGGCCAGGATCAGCAGACCTACGACGGTGATCAGGTCGGAGAAGAACAGCGACGCTTCCGGGCCGCCGCCGTCGATGATGCGGAAGAACGCGCCGATGTATTCGCCCAGCTTCGGCAACTCCCCGGCGAGCCGGATCAGGAACGGTGTCGCCTCACGAATCAGCTCGACGACTCCGGGGAGTACGTTGGAGACGAAGCCGATCAGCCCTTCGGTCAACGGCTGGATCGCCGGGGCGATCAGGGAGAACATCTCCTTGAACTGCGGACCCCACTCGACAACGGCGAACCTGATCGTCTCCATGGCCTTCACGAGCGGGTCAATCAGCGGCGTCGCGACGCCCCGAAGCTGGGTGCTGACGGTGAACGCGAGCCGCTCCGCCGCCGCTGCAACGTCCGGCTGCTCCCGCAGGATCAGCGCGCCGAGCCCGATCAGGCCGAGCCCAGCACCACCGAGCAGACCGCCGGTGATGGCCGCAGTGATGGCGGGCAGCATCGCCGCGCCGATCGCCGTACCCGCCACGATCAGCCACGGGGAGACGCCAGTCGCGTTGCGGATCGCCGACCCGAACGACGACAGGAACCCTCGCCCGGCGTCGTCGCCGATCTTCCCGCCGGCCTTCCGGCCCACCTCCGCGTCGATCTTCGTGTGCAGCCGGTCAAGGGACGGCTTGTCCACCTCCACGTCGGCGCGGATCGTGGCGCGAACCCGCTGCGCCACCCGGGAGACCATCGACCGCAGTCCGCGCTCGTACTCGGGCTCACCGGCCGGCTCGGTATCAACGTCGACGTCAACCTCGGCCGTAACGTTCTCTTCGGCCTGGTCGACAACGTCTTGGAGTTGGCGGCCGAACGTGGTTCCGTCCGGGCCGACCGCGACCCACGCCTTCACGTCGTCGGCGGTCTGCTGGACGGTCTCTTGCAGCTCGGTGAGGGACGTCTTCTCCGGTTCGACCGGAACCTTCAGCGGTTCGAGATCTTCCGGCTTGTCGACGACCGGCTCGACCGGCATCTTGACGCGGGTGTCGCCGAGCGCGTCGGAGATCATCCGATCCAGGTTGGATCCCTTGAACTCCTTAGCGATTGCCTTCTGGAGTTCCTTCGCGAACCCCTTCGCCGACGGGATGATCGTGACCCAGGCGGTGCCGACCTCGGTGTTCGCCACGTCACCCCCCGGTCTTCATCAGTCCCAGCCGTTGGAGTCGACCGACGTACTCGCGCTTGCGCTTCTCGGCACGCGGGTCTGGGCGTTGGAGTGGCTTCGGCCGTGGCCCCTTGCCGCCGCCGCGCTGCCAGTTCGCCGCCGCGAGCAGGTCACCGACGGTCAGCAGCAGGTAGTCAGTGATGCCGTACCGGGCCGCGTCGCCGTTGATGGCGATGCCGAGCGGTGAGTTCGGCGGAAGTTGACGGATCAGGGACAGGAGTTCCCGGGCGGTCACTTCCCTGGCGAGCGCCGACCGGAGCGAGAACCCGTACCGGCGGAGCGACGCGTCGACGGCCCCGCCGTGCTCCCGGATGAGCCGGCAGAGCCCTGAGATTCCCCCGGCTTCAACCCCGCGTGCTTCTGCCAGCGGCGGAACAGCTCCCCGATCGCCCCAGACGGCTGCGGGTAATTCTCGAACTCGGCCCACTGGTCCTCGCCGAAACTCCGTCGGAAGATTTCCCGCAGCGCGCCGACCTGGCCGCTTTCGGCGGCTTCGGCGATACGCCAGTCCACATCCGAGAAGTGCGGCAGGCTGAAAGTCTGCCCACCGCGCTTGAACCGGTACGGCTCCTTCGCGTTTTCGGCAATGTAGTCATCGAGGTCGAACAGGTCCTCGTCGGGCATGTCAACTCCTTGCGGGCGTTTGCGGGCTTGAGCACCGGTGGGCGCGCGCCCGCGTGCGGCCCACCGGTGCGATCAGGTGGGCTGAACAGCCCAGTCGGGTGATCTGCGGGTTGCGTTGCGCTGCCACGATGACCGAATGCATCCGGACCCGTACCAGTTGCAGCCCTACCCGGTGTACGTAGCACCGCCGCCCACGTCGGGGCTGGCAGTCGCATCCGGGATCGCAGGGATAATCAGCGCCCTCGGCGGCTGCTTCCTCGTGCTACCGCCGTTCGCCGCCGTCATACTCGGACACATGGCGACCCGGGAGACCCGGACCGGAGAGCGCGGCGGTCACGGATGGGCCATCACCGGCCTGATCACCGGCTACCTGTTCGTAGTGCCGATGATCCTGGCGGTGGGTTGGCTGCTGCTCGGGTTGATGTTCGCCCCGGTTGCCGCTGTCGATCAGTAACTACGGGGTGGCCATGTCTTCGTCGAGGTAGTACCGGTAGGTCCAGTTACCGCTGCTGTCGACGTACGCGTTGAGTGTCCACTCGTAGACGGTCGGACCTTCACCGGACCAGACGACGTCTCCGCGCTCGCCGATCTCCGCGATCGGGAGCACGACCCGCTGCGCCCGGTCGTCGCCGTCCTTCCCGTGGAGGATCCAGGCCCGACGGTCGGACGTCGGCGGCTTCTCCTCCACGGTGGCGCCCTCGGTGGTCGAGGTCACCGACGACCCCGGGTACTGGAGACCCAGGGTGTTCATCGTGGTTTCCGCCGCCGCGAAGGTGAACGTCTTCACGCTCTCGGTGCGGGTGGTCCGGCCGAGGGCGCCACGCTGCCAGATGTAGTAGTTGTTGATCGACTGCGAGGTGGCTTCGGTGAGCCCTTCCGGGCCGATGGCCCCGATCTCGAACCAGCCGACGCCCGGCGCGGTGCTCGCGTCGGTGGGCAGGGTGACGGTCGCGCCCGGGGCGTGGGTGTAGACCGCGCCGTCCTCGTACGCCCTGATCATGTTGGTGTCGACCGCCATGGGTCAGCCTCCTTGCGGCATGGTGATGGCCCGGCGGTCGCCGGGTGGACAGGTCGCGGGCGTGGTCAGACTGCGCGGATGCGCATGCCGATCTCGACGGTGAGTCCGGTGATGGTCTTCGTGTCGTCGGCCGGGTCGGGCTCGGCGTGCGGGCCGGCGAAGTCGAGCACCCGATAGCAGGTAACCGCTGGCCCGACGGCGGGTACTACGACGCGGCCGCGGATGTCCTTCAGCAGCGCCCACACGAGCAGCGCGAGCTGGTTTCGGGACCGCTCATCGGTCGGCTGGGCTGTGTCGTACCAGACCTGCGCATCGAGCCGCGGCGAGTCCTGCACCCGCGAGTACGGCACCCCGCCGACCCGCCGGATCCGGACGTGCCGGGCCGGGGATGTCTTCGGCCGCAGCTTCGTCGACACGACCACGCCGGCGGCGTACGGTTCCGCCCGGCCGGCGAGCGCGGACGTTAGGTAGGTGACCACCACGTCCTCGGCGTCGGCCGGCAGCTCGATCACGGCACGTTCCGGGCGGCGTCGATGTTTGTTGCAAGCAGCTTGTGCTTCGCTTCCACCGCCAGCCCGGAGGGGTGGTCGAGCACAACCACGGTCCGGGCCCGAATTCCCCGACCTGTCGTACGGACCTCCACCGGCAGGGGAATGGCGCCCGGTTCGCCATCGACCCGGACACCGACCGACTTGATCTGGTCGGCGACCGCAAGCCCCTTAGCGTGCAGCATCTCCTGCGTCTCAGCCCGAGACAGGATCTCGCCGATGCCCTTTCGGGAATGCTTAAACCGGATCCGCATCGACATGTCAGCCCTCCACACGCATGAGTCGGGCTTCGATGTGCGCCAGAGCACCGGTCGGGGATGGCCACCGTTCGACCGATCCCTCAATGTCGTAGGTGACGCCCTGGTGCACGATCCGGTCGGTGTCTTGGATGTCCATTCCGTCGGGTCCGAACAGCCGCCACCTAGTGACCACAGCATCGCGGTCGATGGTGTACTCCGAGCCGCGTTCCGGCTGGACCCGGCAGCCGGTCACCGCGGTTTCGGTGGCGTTGGGCCAGTCGGGGACGTCGTTGTTGTAATCGTCCTGCACGATCGGCGCGCGCAGCACCGTCACCGTGTCGGTGTGGTACCCGATCATGCGCGTAGCGGGATTCGGTACTTGCGGTCCAGGATCCGCAGTTCCCCGTCGGCCAACAGCGAGCGGGTGCCCCGGTCCGCGTACGAGTAGGTGACGGACTCGCCGCCCGAGCGTTCCTGCACCACCCCGGCGGGGTTCGCTATCGCCCGCGCCACCGCCCCGCAGATCAGCGCGACCAGCGCCGGCGGTGTCTGCGCGTATCCGTGCTCGATTTCGGCTTCGACGCCCCGCAGGTCGCAGGTCCACCGGCAGGTGCGGCGCATCCAGCCGCCCTCCGACCACTGCACGCCGGCAACATCCAGGACGGTGCCGGACTCGGCCACTGCGATCAGGTCGAGGAGCTTCAGCGTCGGTAGGTGTTGCACATGCCCGCCGGACCCGTCGACGGTGACCTCTTCGGTGATGACGGGGGCGATGTGCCATCCGCAGTAGTCGGTGACCTCGCCGGACACGGCGTCGAGCATCATCGCCACCGCCGCTTCTTGGGCAGGCGTCAGGGTGCGCTGGTACCAGGTCGCGAACTGCTCTGGGGTTACCAGCGCCATCGGGCTACTCCGCCGACTTGTTCTGCGCAGTCCGGGCCTTGTTCGGCGCCCGGCGCTGCTTCGCCGCCGGCTTGGCCGTCGGTTCGGTCGCGGTGTCGTCGAGCAGTTCGGCGTCGGGGTAGTTCTCGGCGTCGTCGTACGACAGCTTCATCACGGTCGAGCGGCCGTTGACGGTCACCCGGTACTTCTGGTTTGCCACGGTGGACTCCTTGATCGCGAGGATGTCAACGGGTCGGGCAGTGGACGGCTGCCCGCATGCAGCGTGGTTGGCGCCGCAGAGCGGGCAGCCGTCCCCGGTCATGGCGCGATGACGCCGGCCGCGCGTACCTGCGCCAGCAGCTCGTTGAGCCGCGTGCGCAGATGTGACACGTCCACGCGCAACGCGTCGTACTCGGCCTTGGTCGGAGCAGCTCCGGCCGCGACGACGCTGGTCAGCGCGTTCGCGTTGGGGACCGCGGCGCCCTGTTCACCGGAGCGCCGTTCGGCCTCGGCGGGGTTCAGATACGCCATCAGACACCGTCCGCCATGTCGATCTCGACGAACGCCGACGGCTGAAGCACCCCGAACGCGGCCCGCATCTCGGCGAGGATCGCCACCATGTTCCGGATGAAGAAGTTCGCGTGCGAGTTCGACACCGTGATGGTGGCCTGTTCGCGGTCCCACAGGACCGCCTTGCGCCAGTCGGCGACGTACGCGGTGCCCTCCGGGACCGCCTCCGACTCGACGACCGGCAGACCCCACAGGGTCGGCTGGCCGAGACGGATCGGGCCGCCGAAGTAGTAGCGGGCCTCGTTGTCCTGGAGCAGGTCGATGGTCTCCCAGTCGGCCGGGTTCATCACGTACGCGGTCGGCACGCTCCGGCCGACGGTGCGCACGAGGGTGCGGGCCTTGCGGGTCGTGGTGAGGATGTCCGTGTCCCACGCCTGCGCCTGCACACCGGAAACGTTCGAGATGCCGGTGAAGTCCTCACCCGAACCCGAACCGTTGATCATCTGGTCCTCGAGCTCCTCCTCGATGCCGTAGCGGAGGAACTGGTCGATCAGGGTCCGGATCTGACCGGCGTCGGACAGAGCCCGGGTGGTCGCCGGCAGCCAGTGCGCGATCGTCCGTACGGTCTCGGTGACCTTCGCCAGCGCGAGCGCCGACTCGGGCTTGACGCCGTTCGCGGCGGTCATCGACCCGGGGTCGGCGGTGGTGGTGGACTCGGCCACCGGAGCCGCGTTGTTGGTGATCGACGTGACCCGCACGTACTCGACGGTGTCGCTGGACGTGGTGCCGTTGGTGATCAGGTTGCGGATGGTCAGCGGCCGCTGGAAGATGTCCAGTCCGACCTGGAGTCCGCGGTAGTCGGGCTGGATCATCGCGCCGGCGGACGTGTCCGAACCGCTGGTGATCAGGGTCTTGGCGCCGAACGGGGCCGAGTTGACCACGGCCCGCTCCGGGATCCGGCCGTTCGGGTACTGCTTCAGCAGCGACCCGAGCTGGTGGGACTTGGCGAACGCCTGCCCGAGGGTTTCGCCCTTGCCCGGCGTCCACAGGGCGGCGCCGTCGGAGCCGACGTTCGACGCGGACTTGGCGCCGTCGGGCAGCAGTGCGATGCCGTCGCCGAGGTCGCCGAGTTGCTTGGTCAGGTCGGCGTCCGCCTTCGCAGCGTCGATACGGGCCTTGACGCCAGTGGCAGCCTTGACGGCCGCCTCGATCTGGGCGCGCTCCTCCGCGGTCAGGTCCCGGCCTTCGGCTTCCGCCTTCGCCGCCAGGTCCCGAGCCGGGGTGAGCGCGTCGGACAGCTCCTTACGGAGCCGCTCCATCGTTGCGGTGCTCATACCGCTGTCTCCTTCGTCAGGTCAAGGTCGTACGCGAGTGCGTCGACCTGGAGCGACAGCAGGACATCGGCGGGGCTCAGGGATGGCGCGGTGGACTTGGCTTCCGGGCCGTCGCCCGGTTGCTCCTCGTCTCCGTTGGCCGGTGCTGGCTTGGCCTGTTTACTGTCGTTGTCGCCGCAGGTACAGGTGCGGCAGTGGTGGACGGACTTAGCCCCGACCAACTCAGTCGCGGCGTTCATCCCGATCAGGGTGGGGCCGACCTCGAACAGTTCGAGGTCGCGCAGCTCGTACACCCGCTCTCCGTCGCGCTCGCCGAGCGCGCCGTCGCGAACGTCGTAGCTGAACGAAAACTGCTTCACCCGGCGCCCTTTCAGCAACCGGTGAACCGTTGCGGCGCGGGGCGCATCGAGATCGAGTTGCCCTCGGACCCACAAGCCACCGTTGTTCTTGAGCTTGTCGGGTAGCCGCTCATCGCCTGGCAAGAGCTCGGCGGCGTCGACCACGTATCCGACGTGCGACTCCGGATCTCCGATCTGGTGTGACCAGATGACGGGGATGGGGTCGCCGCTGGACTTCCACTCGGTGAGCGTTCGGGAGAACGCGCCCGGCATGACCACGTCCCCACCGTGGTCAACGTTGCCGAAGACTGAGACCACGGCGTCGAACTGGCCCGGCTCCAACCCATCCCGGTCGTCAGCCTTGACGTGAGCCCGGAAGGCCTTAGTCCTCATCGTCGTCCTCCACGCTGATCTCCAGTTCGCACTGGCATCCGGCCACCTCATCGACAGACAGGGCGGGGTCAGCGGGCCACTCCGCGCCGTTCGAGAATCGGGCTTCCAGTTCCACGGTTTGGCCGTTCATCGCCAGATGCGTCGGCCGCGGGTTGTTCGAGGTGACCAGCCACGTCTTCGTCGCCCGCCGGCCGGTGTGCTTCACCGCCTCCTGGCTGCCGAAGCCGGACGCCCGGGTGACGGCGGTCGTCGCGATCTCCCCGGCCCGCTGGTCCCGGGCCCGCATAAACACTGCGGCAACCTCGGGGCCGGGGTCGTTCGCGTCTAGGGCGCGTTCAAGCTGGGTGCGGGTGACCTCGTTGATCGCGTGCGCTGACCGCTCCGCGACCGTCCGCTGGAACGCCATCGTCCGCGGCTCGTCGTACTCTGCCGGATCCAGCCCGAGCGCCGACAGGATCGCCTGCGCAACCGCCTTCGCCGCGGACAGCGCCAACGTCAACAGATCGGCGGCTAGTTCCCGGTCCCATCGGTCGGCGTCCCACGCATCCCCGAGCGCAGCTTTACCGCGGGCCTTGCTGGCACCCAGCCGGGACTGGACGGCAGCGGACTGCCGGGCGAAGAACGCCTTCATCGTCTGCTCGCCGGACGCATCGAGCGCCGCCGGAGCACGGCCTTTCACCCGCGCCCGGTACGCCTTCACCCGGCGAATCGGGAGCGCCTTCGGCGGTGCGGTGTCCTGCGGGCTGGCCAAGCCGCCTTCGAGGACGTTCAGCGGCACGATCAGCTCGTCGCCACCGGGGACGCTGGGCAGGTTCGACAGTGCCCGTCCCTCGTTGCGGGTCATCCACGGCGCCCCGACTGCGGCTTGTAGCTGCTGGGCCTGTTCCTCGAACGAGCCTTGCAGCTTCTCCCGCATGTTGAACTCGACATAAACCCTGGCGTTGTCGGGTAGGTCCGGGATGAGTTGTAGCCCGATCTCCTGTTCGATTTCGGCACACCACGGCCCCAACGTGTCCTGGTACAGGGCTTTGTGCTGTTCTTTGATGTTGGAGAACGTCGCGTGGTCGAGGATCCCAACCAGCGGCGGGGCGATGTGGTACGCCGACGCCGCTTCCTCCCGGGTCAGCTTCCGCGACTCGACGTACTGCGCTTCCCGCGGGTTGATCGACGCGGGGACGAAGTGCATGCCGTCTTCGAGGATCGGCGTCCCGCCGGCCTGCGGTCCGTCGCCGGTGTACTGCGACTGCCAGTCAGCCTTGAACCCGTCCTTCGCCGGCCCGGACCACGGCGGCGCTTCCAGCGGGCGTTCCAGGTAGCCGGACGCCCGGGCGCCGTTGGACCACATCTGCTCACGCCACTGCGCAGCCGCGTACTCCTCCGCCAACACCTGACGTAAGGCTTCGATCGGCGGCGATCCAACACGGGAGTCGGTCGGGTTGTAGCCGCGGAAGTGCACCACTTCGGTACGGTCCAGGGTCAAGTCGCCGCGGGAGCCGTGGATGCGGTAGCCCTCCGGGTCGGTCCAGTCCGGGCCCAATGCCTCAACCCGCCACGGCGCGATCCGGCGCAGCCCGATCGGGTCGCCGGCGGTGGCACGCAGCTTCACCCAGTACGCGTCGTCGTAGATCGCCACATCCGACACGAGCGCCCGAACCAGCCGGAACGCGGTGGTGGTCGGGTTCGGTTCCGACAGCAGCCGCGCCACCGGATGGTCGATGAGCCGCTGCCGGTCAGTGTCCGACACCCGCCGGTACGCGTGCAACCCGAGCTGGGCGAGGTTCCGGGCGAGGAAGCTGACGACGGTGCGGACGGCCGGCTGGGTCCGGTAGATCGCCCCGTACGTCAGCATGTGGTACCGCGACACCACGGCCGTGTAGCTGGGCATCGTCGATACGAGCGGACGGGACGGCTCCAGCCGCGCCAACTGCCCGTTGGAGACCACGAACGCCATCAGCTCACCACCTGGATCCAGTCGATCCGGTGGCGAGGAATGATCGTCCGGCCGTCGATCGGCACCGACTGCCCGTCCCGGTGGGTGACATGCGCGGCCGAGACGACGACCTGCCACGGCCACGACAGCCGACGGTCGCCGACGATCGCCCGCCCGTCGACGAGGTTGACGACGACCTTCCGGCGGCGCACGGTGATCACAGCACCTCCATGGGTCAGACGACCATCAGGCCGGCGCCGGACTCGTACGCGGACACGCGGACCTTGGGACGGTTGATCGCCCGATCGAGTGCCATCACAGCGGCCACAAAGCCGTCGATCTTGTCGCCGGCTTTCGACTTGTCCGGCTTCAAGTTCCCGGCCGGATCCATCGACACGGCCAGGTTGTCAACACACCAACGGGTGATCGGGTTACCGCCGTGCCGATACATCCCGGACCGCAACAGCCGCAGGATTTCCTTCGTCGGCGGGGACATGGACACGTAGCCCTGCCGCATCTGCGTCATCGTCGCGCCGTCGTCTGTCAGGTTGTTCACCAACTGGGTCGAGTTCCACGGGTCGTACGCGATCTCCCGCACGTCGAACCGCTCCCGGTCGGCGTTGATGTCCGCCCGCAGGAAGTCGTAATCCGCCACGTCGCCGGGGGTGGTCTGTAGCCAGCCCTGCCGAACCCAGACGGTTGCCATACCCGCGGCGCGTTCGTCGAGCCGGCGGATGTTGTCCTCCGGCGTCCAGTACCGCCAGATGGTGTCGTACGACCCGTCGGCGGCGGGGAACGTCCACGCCAACGCCAGCAGGTCCGAGGTTGCGGCGAGGTCAAGTCCGCCGTACGCGGGCTTGCCGTGGAATGCGGCCACGTCGACGACGGTGGCGTTCTTCGGCCGATCCCACACCGGCATCTCGATGTACTTCTCGGCCTGCTTGGTCCGGATCCCAAGGTGCAGCCGCAGGTAGCTGGCGAGGTCGGCGGGCGAGTTCTGGGCCCGCTTCGCCGCTCGGTCCAGGTACTCCCGCGTCGGCGAGATCCCGTAGCCCGGGTTCGCCTTCCGCTGGGTGGTTTCGGCGAACGGGTCGTCGTTAGGGTCTGCGCACCAGACGACGCCGTACGTCGACGAGTCCTTGATGACCTTCCGGGCGAGCTGTTCGACGTACTTCCGCTTCCGGGCGTAGATGGTGTCCATCCGGCCGTCGTCAGCGGTGGTGATGATGGCGACCAGCGGTTGCAGCCGCGACCCGGTGCCGGTCTCTACGGTCTCGACCAGGTCGGGCTTCTTGTGTACGTGCAGCTCGTCTATGACAGCCCCGTGCACGTTCGCGCCGTGCATCAGATCCGCGACCGAACTGACGACTTGGAAGAACGACCCGGACCGCTTGTGGACGATCTTGTCGGCGAGACACTTGACGTTCGGGCCCACCGCCGGGGACTTCTCCGCGATCGCCTTCACCGGGTCGAACGTCTTCCGCGCCTGATCCTTACCGGCGGCGAGCGCGTACACCTCGGCGCCATCTTCCCCGTCCGCGCAGGTCAGGTACATCGCCAACCCGCCGGCAAGGGTGGTCTTGCCGTTCCGTCGCGGAATGTCGACGTACAGGTTCGAGATGATCCGCGCCCAATGCCCGGACGACTCCCGCACCCACCCAAACACCGGGGCGATCACATACGCGACCTGCCACGGGTCCGGCACCAGCGGACGGCCGGCGAACTGCGAACCCTTCGTGTGCTTCAGGTGCCGCATCGCCCCGATGACCCGGTCGACCCGCTCCGGATCGAACCGGGCACCCTTCAGACTCCGCGGTTCTGGGGTCTTCCACCGTGGCGGGCAGTCCGGCAACGGGATCCCCCGCGACAGGAGATACCACGCCACTTCGGGGCTGAGCTTGAGCCGGTCGAGTTCCGCCTTCGGGGGAAGCGTCGGCCCGGCGGGCTTACGCGTACGGGTTCGAGTCGTCCCCGTCATCGCTCGACCCCTTTGAGACCTTGTTCTCCGCCGCGGGCGTCAGCCCGAACTCTGAACACCACGCCCGGATCGCAGCCTGCGCATTCCGCTGCACGGCCACGGCCGGGTTGGCGGTGTACCAGGTCGACTCGGTGCCGTCCTTCTTCACCGACTTGTTCTCCACCACCAAGCCGCGGTCGTGGACATCTTCGGTGGCGCGGACGAACGTCTCGTACATCTCGCAGTACGACGCGAGCGCGGCGGCGTCGACCTCCTTGACGAGATCGAGCCGGGACAGCTCCGGAACAACCCGATCCCACTCGGCCCGGGCCAGTTCGCCCAACCACTCCGGCGGATTCGGCGGCAGCCGTTTGAACGCCGGCGGTGTCTTCACCGGACGGCCGCCCGAATCCGTGCCCGGCGAGCGGCCGGTTACCAGCCGGAGAGCCGGAGCGGCAGGGGTACGACCCGCGTTAGCGGCCACGCACAGTCACCCCCCATTGATCAATTGTGAGATCCCACGCGCTTCACCACCCGCGCGGTCTCCGTCATGCCGGGCGGGAGCGATTCCGACTCCCCTTCCCCCAACCGGACTGATCCACGGCCGTGCGACGACTGTGGTGTGCGTGAGCCATTGGTCGCCAGTTGGTCGGGTCGTACCCTCGTGGGCCCAGGGGTCCCTGCCCGTCCACGTGGTCGGTGTCGGTGGCGAGTCGTCGCTGATCCTCGGGTAGCTGCTTGCACTGGTCGCATTCGCACAGCGGGTTGTCGGCCAGGTATGCGCGGCTGGCGCGTTGCCATCGTCTGCCGTACCCCCGCTTTGCTGCGGAGGGGCGGCCTTGTTCCCGGGCTGCGGTGCAGGTGGGGCAGCGGCCGGGTGGGATGGCTTGTCGGCAGCCGGAACAGACGCGGGACGTCCGGGTGGGCATGATGCTCACCCCCGGATGGGTGATCTCGTGGGAGCGTGGCGTGTGATCAGACTCGGGAATGGCTACGCAACGACGCGGACCCTACCGCTCCCGAATGCTCCAACCTCGAACCGCCGGGCTGATCCTGTTGCTGGTGCTTCTCAGCGCAGTACTGCTGTCATCCGTCGTGACTGCGCTGTGCGGCTGCTGAGTTCGGGTAGCAGAACGCCCCGGCCGTGTAGGTCCGGGGCGAAAGCTGGGACGCCGACCAGTTGACAGTACGGCGATCGTGATCAGTTCAGCACGCAACCGCGTCAACGTCAAGTTGACTCGCCGCGAGTAGATCCGCCCGCGCCCACAAGGTGACGGTGGAACGGCCGATGCGCATCCGGCGGACCGGTTCGATACCCCGCTCCCGAGCCCAGCGGACGAACGAACGCGCGTCGACGCCGGCCAGGAACGCGGCTTCGGTGGTGGTGAACGTCGCGCGCCTCACGGCCGCCTGTCCTCCGAGTGCATTGACCACCCCACGCTGCTCCACTCCTCTACGGTGACCCGGCCGGTGTCCGCCCGGGACTTCGCTGCGGCAACCTCCACGTCACGCGACGCGTCGTCAGCGTGCACGGTTTGGATGGCCATCTCGCCCGGAACCTTCGGCGCCTTGGCGTCGCTGCCGTAGTAGCAGGTGACGCGCCACTTCTCGATCATGCTGCTGCTCCTTCGTCTCCACCTGCCGGGCGGTAGCGCACGATCGGAGTCGGCTCCGGGGTCGATTCGGGATCCCTGGTAGTGCCGCCACCTATCCAGTCGTACTCCGTGCCCTCCGACGGCGGGCCGGGGCATTCCTGGTCCCAGCCCTCGGGCCAACAGAACTCGCAGAAGAAGAACCCGCAAACGGTGCATCGGGGGCCGTTGTGCCCCATCGTTTCGCCTTCGACGTCGAAGGCGAACTCGTCGGGCCGGCCCTTGTCGTCGGTCTGCCACGTGTGCTTCATGCCGCCACCCCTCCGTCGTCTCGTACATCATCCTGCGCGGCCGCGAGTTGGAGCCACTGACGGCGGGCCCACGACACACCACAGCGGGGACATGCGATCTGATCCAGGTACGGGTCGGCGTAAAGACGGGTTTGACAGCGCGACTCGTCGCGCAGCTTCGCTGGACACTTACCGATGTACTCACCGGTGCGCTGCGGCTCGGTCACGCCCCGAATCGCGCGGAGGGTGTCGCGGACCTCGCGGGCGAAGTCGTCGACGGCGGGGTGTTCGTCGAGTGCCCAGTCGAGCCGGGCCAGCAGCCAACCGGTGAGAGTCGAGATGGTCGGGACGGGTTGGTGTTCGGATCGCTGGCGGACGTCGATCCAGTCCGCGACCCACTGGTCGAGGACGACGAGTGGCGGGATGGGCCCGTGCTGGTCGGACGGGTCGCCGTGGACCGTGCCGGTCGCGCCGACTAGCAGGTTGAGGGCGTCGAGACGGACCGGGATCGGCGCCGTCCTCGTCCCGGAGACCTTCACGCCGGTACCGGTGCCGGGCTCCAAGCTGGCGGGGATGAGGGCGTACGCGTCGGGGATCTCCGACAGCTCCGACTTGACCCGCTCGCGGCAGCCGGAGCAGACCGGGGCGAAGTCCGGGAGACGCGGACGGCCGGCGGGACGGTAGACGGGGCACACCACACACAGAGTCACTGCCGGCCACCTGCTTTCGTTACAGTTTCGGATGCTTCGCCGGGAACGGTTTCGGTGTCGACCCGGGGTTGAAGATCATCACCGCTCGGCTGCTCGTCACACTCCGTCGACAATCGGATCTCTCGGAGCGGAATCCAGTCCCTCATCCCAGTACCGCCGCCACCGTCATCAACGAGAACGCCAGAATCCAAAGAGCCAGCGCCACCCACTGGAGCCGGACCGCCTGCTCCGACAGCTCCCGCGCCCGAACAGCCAGCACGCGTGCCCGCTTCCACTGCCATCGAGACACCCGACGGTGGTAGCGGAAACACTGCTCGGCGGTGAGACCCCAGTAGCGGCAGTCCTCGTGCCCGCTCATCGGGCCGGCTCCGGCACGATCTCGCCCAACTCAACCGCTTCCGCCAGAGCTTCCGCGTCGAACTTCGCCCGCTCCACTGCGGCGAGCTCCGGCGGCATCCACCGCATCGCTTTCGGCGAGAAGTCCGACGGCACCCAACCGTCCAAGGTGTCGATCACGTGCTGCATCAGCCCTCCCCGTGGACGCCGCAGCGAGGATCGCGGCCCTTGACCGTGCGCGGCTCCGCCTCGCCGAAGGACTGGACGTCCAGCTCGGGGCAGATGCACGCGGCGGCGCGGATCAGATTGATGCAGTGCCCGGCCACCCGATCGGCGAGATCCCGCTCCGCCTCGTCGGAGATCAGCACCTTGATGGCCGCCCGGTGGTCCTCCACCCGTTGGACGGCGGACAGGATCAGCCTGCGGGTCTGCTCAACCCGGTCGGCTTCCACCTCTCGCTGCGCGGCGGTGACCGCGTCAATCAGGTGCGCCTCGAACTTGGCGACGCAGCAAGCCGCCGGCTCGCGGCACTCGCTCGGCTCGTCGCCCTCTCGATGCCAGTGCAACAGGTCGCTCACGGGGTGTCTCCTTCGCAGTCGTAGTCGTGGACCAGCCCCATCCGCTGACCGCCCTGCCACCGGTACGGCTGACCCTTGAAGATGCCGAGCCGGCAGTTCGAGCACGTCGACAGACGGTTGTTGGGGTCGGAGGTGTTCGACCGCTTCCCCGGCAAGCTCGCGACCGGACGAACCCGCGTACTCACGACGACTCCAACCGGTACGCGAGCAGTTCGGCGAAGACGGCACGGCGGTCGTCGTCGCTGCCGAAGATGCCCTGTAGCGAATCGCCGTGCCGCACGCGGGCTTCATGCGGGTCATCGACGGCAGACTCGGGGCCGATGCCCAACCCGAGGGAGGCGCGGCCGCCCCGGTAGCGGAAGTAGAAGTGCCGGCCGTCCCGCAGCGTGCCCTCCCACTGCTCCGGACACGCGACGCACGTCATCTCTTCGGTCGCGACGAGCGGGTGAAGCTTCATCGGGGTGTCTCCTTGGTGGTGGGGACGGGCACCCACGGGCCAACCCGGCGAGACACAACGACGACGTCATCCGCCCCGAGCGGCGGATCGGCAGCGATGGCACGGCAGTTGGCTTCGGTGGTGATCCCGGCGTACGACTCGTAGACCTTGCCGTTGACGCGGATCGTCCACTGGGTGTCGGTGTCTGGGGGAAGCAACCGAAGGATCTCGCGGCCTGCGTTGTAGGAGTCGTCCTGCCACGCCTTGACGCATCCGGCGCAAGCGATCACCCAGTCATAGGGCCGCGTCATGCCAGTGCTCACCAGCGGGACGACCGCAACGCCTGGGGTGTCTTCCGGGCTGTCGCAGTCGTCGAACTGGCACGGCGGCGCAGGGTTGGGGTCGGTCACTGGTCGGCTCCCCGGTATCGGTACGAGACCCGGTCCCCCTCGCGGATGTGCTTCTCGGCGGCGAGGTCGCCATTCCCGGCGGGTTCGCTGCCGCCGTGGCCGCAGTCGCACTCCCACTGGACCCGGCCGTCGCTTTCCCACATCTCGATGACGTGCTTCACCGGTCTGCTCCGTTCTCTGCAACACGAGCAGCCAGCGCGAAGGCCGCGTTCATCATGCGAAGGTTCTCGTGAGCCGGCTCATCCACGATCTCGGCCCGGATGTCTGCGGCTGCTGCGGTACGACCAGCAGCCACGGCGTCGTCAACGGTCGCCCGAAACGACGGGCTGGCCGCGCACTCGGCCGGATCCAGCGCGTCGATGCCGGTGGCGATGGTCAGGTACAGGTCGTCCGGGTTGGTCGGCGGGGTACGACCAGCAGCCCGGCCGTCGACGAAGATGCGGGTAGCGAGCGCCATCATCTGCTCTTCGGTGATCTCGAAGCGCCACTTCCCGCCGGAGATGTACGGCTCGATGCGCAGCTCGGTGAGTACTCCGGCGACGTACCGGTCGGCGTCGGGGATCGGGTGCTGCTCAGGGGATGTCATCGGACGTGCCTTCCGTATCCGTCGTTGTGGCAGCCGCAAGGCAGGAAGCCCCACCGCCAGTCCTTCTGTGCACCGGCCGCCGGCGGGTTGTCGAGTCGAGCTGGCGGACCGTCGGAGTCGTCCGTGGCGGGTTGGGGGTGTCCGGATCCCTCGGCAGACACCACAGACGGCTGTGCGGCGTCCTCAGCGGGGTTGGTGGCAGCTTCGGCGACGGTCATGCGAGTCAGCAACTCCGACTGGAAGCCGTCAAGTGCGGCCTTCACCAGCGGATCGGAAGCGGCGAACGCCATCGAACCCACCAGCACGCGGACGGTCGACCACGTCTCGGCTCGGATCCGGACATCCCGAGCAGGATCGCCGGGATCACGCCGAGCGGCCCGGTCCAGCGCGGCGTGGAACCGCTGGACAGCCTGACGCTCCACCTCGCTGACCGGGTCGCGATGGGTCAGCACGGTCAGGAGATCCCGGCCGGCAAACCACAAATCGGTGATCATCCCCGCCAGGTCGGGGGTGGGGTTGGAGGTACTCACCGGCCAGCCCCCGAACCGACGTACGCAACACCCGACAACTCCGGCTTTTCGTCGAGCGTCGGCAGCGCGCAGAACGACGGCCGATTGGGCTCACGCGGCACCCACTGCGCGCCCGGCATCCCACATGCCGAGTTCTCCGTCGAGTGCACGTCGAACGGACCGAAGTTCAGCGCGAAGCCCAAGTGCTCGTCGCACGCCAAGCCGTTCTCGGTCGTTGCTTCGTTCCACCGCAGATGGTGAGTTGCAGGCTGGCCGCAGATCGCGTCGGTGTGCGGGTTGCCGTCCGGGGTGGCGTTGCAGACCAGGGCGTAGCCAGTCTCGGCGGCGACTTCGCGGCCAACGTGCCGGGGCAGTTCGGTGGTCAAGGTGCTCACTCCTTCGATGAGGTGTTGCTCTTCAGGGCTTGCTTCGCGGCCACGTACTCGGCGCTGGGTGGGTCTCCGTGGTCGAGAGACCGCCACGTCACCGGGTCTTGGGCGTGCCGGCACGGATGCGGCCGGATCGCATGCTGGCCGGACTTTGGTGCGTCGACGAACGCCACCCACGCCCCACGCCGGGCCGAGTACAGCCAGATGAGTGGGGAGCCGCAGGGGGCGCAGCCGGTGATGTTCGGCGGCTCCGGAATCTCGATCACTGCGGGTACTCGTTCCAGATCTGGCCATCGAGCACCCGGCCGCCCGACTTCGGCGTCCGGCCGCCCCACTGCTTGAAGAAGAACGCGACGCCCGACCCGACGCACCGATCCCGCAGGTCCCGGATCCATGCCGGGTCGACCGGACGGGCGTTCGGCCCGGACTCGCCGCCGGCGATCAGCCAGTCGATGCCAGTCAGGTCAAGCGACGGCAGCGGGCCCAGCAGCGGCTCGGCGGAGATGAACCGGACGTCGGCCGTCGTGTCCCGTAGTGCGTCGGCTCGGCGGGTGTAGTCGTCGGACTCAATCGACGTGCCGAGCCATACATTCGCCAGTGGCCACGACGGGAGTTCCCGGCTGGGTCCGTTCAGGTCGAGCGTGCTCTCGTGCAGATAGACTGAGGACCGCCACGCCAGGTCGTTCACGATCCGGGCCATCCGCTCCGGCCGCTTGGTGAGTACCTGGTACGTGTGCCGGGGTGTGGCCGCCATGACCGCGAAGACCTGCGCGACGAACTCGCGGGGCACCCGGGCGTGGAACAGGTCGGACATCGAGTTGACGAACACCGTCCGGGGCGTCTTCCACCGCAGCGGCTCGGTGAGCGTCGCTGGGTGCTGAGCCACACCGAACCCCGGGCCGCTGGTGCGCGGGTCGCCGTCGGTCTGGTACTTCGCCGACCCCATTCCCTTCAACCGCTTCGCCAGCGTCAGCGCGTAGCAGTTGTCGCACCCGGGCGAGATCCGGTCACAGCCGGTCGTCGGGTTCCAGGTCTCTTCGGTCCACTCGATGGCAGTGCTCATGACGCGTCTCCTACGAGTCGGATGTGGCGGCGGTTGCCGGCGGGAAGTCCGCAGTCGGCGCATTCGCCGAAGCGGGCGGCGACGAACGGGTGGGTTTGCTGCGGGTCGGGGGCGTCCGAAGGGCGCACGTCCCCCGACCCGGAACCCCCCTTTAGGGGGTTCGGGTCGGGTCGGGTCGGGGTTACGAACTTCGGCCGAACGTTCGCCCGTTGTTCGCCCGAACCATTCCGGCCCTGGCCTGCGGCTTTACGCTGCGCCCTCAGTTTTTGCATCCGTTCTCGTGCCGCCCTTCTCTCCTCCTCGACGGCGCTTCGTTCCGGGTTGAAGTCGTGCCAGTCGTGGAATCGGTAGCCGCCCCGCGTCCTTTTCCACAGCCCTGTGGATACGAGTTCTTTCGCCAGCGACTCCGAGTCGGGGAGCAGTCGCGGGAGTACGTGGTCGGGTATGAACCCGTCGGACAGGTTCGCCCCCGACCACGACCCGGCGACTACCCACAGACCCAGCGCGGCCGGCGACGTCGCCAGCACCTTGGGGTGGGAGTGGAACGAGTCGTCCACCTTCATCCACGTCATCGGTCGGTGTGCTCCTTGTGCTCTTGCTGGTTGTGCCGCTGTAACACCTGGACGGCGGCGTCGACCGGGTCTCCGACCCACGTCCGCAACACCTGCCACCGGTTCGCCGGGCAGCCGTCGACACCGCACTTCCAGCGGGGACGCGCCGGAGTCATCGCCGTCTCCGAGGTTTGCGGAACTGCTCCCGCTCCAAATCGGCGAGCGACCCGAACCGCTCCACCAACAGCTCCCTCACCACAGAGCCCCCTCCCCGGTCACAGCGGCAATCTGCTCCGGCGTCCAGCCGAGAGCACGCCACCGGCGGAACGGTGTCGGGTCGATCGGCATCGGTGGGGGAATCCACGGCGGCGGCACCTCCTCGGCGACGGCGGCCAGCGACGTCAACGGCAGCCCCGTTCCGGAACAGCGGGGTGTGCCGTGGGCGGCCAACTTCGGCCCCTGCTTCCCGATCGGCTTCTCGCAGACAGGGCACTCCCACCGGTCGATCACGACTCCTCCCGGCAGATCCGGCAGCCGGCGGACAGGTGCGGTGTTCGGCGGGTTTCGAGCTTCGCCGCGTGGCATCCGTCGGACACCCACCGCAGTCCGCCGAGGATTTGCGGCACCTCCGGCGGGTTCTCCAACGCGGCCGCCTTGCATTCGGTGCGGACGTCGCAGTGGTTGTGGCAGGTGTGCAACGCCAACCCCGCAGCCTGCTTCATCCCCTCGCCCGTTGACGGGTGGAAGATCTCCGCATCGACGAGCGGGTTGCGGCAGCCGGCCCGTTCCTCCCACGTCACGACGACTCCCCGGCCGGTATCCAGCGCACCTCGTGCACGGCGGCAAGCACCTCACCGGACGGCTCGAACCGGACGCAGCCCGCGGCCGGCAGCCCGCCACGTCGCCCACCGGTGAGGGTGTGCACCCCTTCCGACTCCCCGCAGACGCAGCGGCGGATCGGCGGGTACACGCCCCGACCTTCGGCGCCTCCGGGATCCTGCCGGCTCACCGCGACACCGCCGTCCGCCACAACGCACACGTGTCCGACGCCGCCCAAAACTGTTCGACGGCGGTCACGACTTCGGCGAGTCCGAGCAGGTCCCGGACCGGCTGGGTCCAGTCCGCGACCGGCGCGACCCGGGCGACCAGGTCCCGGCAGCAGCCGAGACACATCGACTCCCGGCGCGACAACTGCCACCCCGACGCGACGTGCGTCAACGTCCACCCGCCCGCGTACAGGCCGGTGCCGTCGATCGCGGGCGTGATCGCCAGCCCCGGGGCGACGATCTCGCCGAAGATCGGCATGACGACCTCGACGCCGCTGATCCGGGCCCGGATGTCAATCAGCGCCAGCTCAGCCATTCGCCACCTCCAACAGGACGTCGGCGTGACACGGCTGGTCGAGCGGGCACCAGCACGCCAGATCCCGACCAGCCAGTACGGTCCGGGCCCGCGCGACGTACGCCGGGGTATCCGTCACCAGCGCGCGGTACGCAGCGACCAGCCCAGCCGGATCACGCAGGTCCCGGTACTCGTCGGCGAGCCAGACGGGACGGAAGGTGTACGGGTTACCCCACTCCGTGGGCCGACCGACGTACACCGCCCCTTCCGGCATCCGCCAGCCGGCAGTGCGCTTCCGCTGGATCCGCTCAGGCATCGGTCACTCCCAGCAGTACCCGAGCCAGCTCGGATGCGGCGAAGGTCGGTCCCCGTTCGGCTTGCAGTTCCAAGAGCGCAGCGAGGTGCTGAGCTATGCCGGGATGCACCAACGCGATCCACGCTGCGTCGTTCCAGACGTTGCGTTCCCGATCCCACGGACTCCCACTGAACGTCGGCAGCCACGCCACCAAATCGCCGCTGCCGGGCTTGCCGGTGAGGACTGTCGCCGCGTACCCGCCGGTGTTGCCGAGGTGCGCGTCGTGGGTTCGCCACGGACCCGGCGTCGCCGCTTCACCGAACTCCCGCAGCACCTTCGCTGCTGCTCGTGGGGTCTCTACCGAAGACAACTCAGCCACGAGGGCTCCCTTCGAAAAGTTGGTGAAAGATCGACGGCCGGCTGTCCAACTCATCGAGCCAGCCGAGCAGCCGACGCAGGTTGACCTCTGGGCCGAACGCCAGATAGGTCCCATCGGCCGAGTGGCAGCCGAACGCTTCAGCGATTCGGAGACGAGTGATCGAGTTGACCCGGCCCATGTGGACCTGCTTGCCGCGATCCCGGGCCTCACTGGTCAGCAGGTGCGCGACCGGGCCCACCTTCCACTCCGTGGTGCCTGCGAGAAACAGCACGTCAAAGTCGTCCCACGGGATCAGTCCGTCTTCGCATCCGTCTTGAGCTGCGTACGCCGCCGGGACGCCGAGCTGCCGAATCCGTCCGAGCCACGGCCGAGATTCGACGTAGGTACCGGCGGCGTCGAACGGGACGTCGGGGGCGACAGCCCACGCACATCGGCGGTTCCCGTACTCATCGACCTGGCCTTGCAGCCACGTCCACCACCGCTCCGGACCGGGCCAGCCCTTCCCGAACTTGCCGTTGTCGGCAGCCCAGCGAGCGCCGGTTGGGATCCGATTACCTTGCGCCGGAGTGGTCATGCAGTCGAGCAGTCCTCTACTCATCGCTGCCTGCACCTCAGGCCCGCTCGGGGTGCCGAAGTAGCGCACGGCCCACCACCACCGGGATGACGACCGCCGCCGTGACGGCGGTCTTGGCGAGCATCTGACCGGGCAGCGCCGACCAGATCGGGAAGCCGGCCAGGGCCAGGAACAGCAGCGTGTCCACGGCGGATCCGACGAGCCCGGACAGCAACGCGGCGCGGCCCCATCCCTTGCGTCGGAGTGGCTGGTAGACGAGCGTGTCGGCGAGTTCGGAGACGGCGAACGCGACACCGGACGCGAACGCCAAGCGGGGACCGGCGAGAACCGCGCTCACCACCGCGCCAGCGACGACACATCCGGCGACCGCGAGCCGGCCGGCGAGGTCGTGCACGAGGTCCCGGGCCAGCAGCACAAGGCCCGCCGCGTACGTGCCGGCGGTCGCGGTGAGTCCGAGCCCGACGGGGATCAGCCCGTAGCGTGCCGTCAGAACGTTCGCGGCGACCACGCAGATCAGGAATGCCGCGACGGCGGCTAGACGGGCGCTCACGGGTGGGTTTCCTCTCGGGTAGTGGGCCGGGGTCCGAACGTGATGACGCGGATGCCCTCGGCTTCGCAGCGTTCGAGGCAGTCGGCGGTGCCGTGCGTCCCGTGCGGTCGCGGCCGCCGGCACCGCTCCGACTCGCACGGGTTGATGAACGCCAAGCACACGTCCGCGCCGAGCTCGACCATCCGCTGATTCCGCTCGTGTCCGGCACGGTTGCCACGGGTCCGCCACTCGGCGCCGGTGACGGGGTGGGGTTCGTGGTCGACGGGCCAGCCGATGTGCTTCCTCGTGGCCGCCCACACGCCCGCTGACGTGTCCGCACCCTTCGCCCCGCCGTGGACGACCGTGACGCCGCTATAGCCGCTCTGGGCCGCCGCACGGGCTATCTCGTCGAGCGCCGTGGTGACCGCGTCGAAGTCCTTCCACGACCGCGACCCGGTCACGATCACCCGCATGTGGGTCATCGGGTTCTTCTCCTTCCCCTCCGCTGGATCCGCCGGGAACGCCAGATGCGGAGCAACTCGATGGCGAGTTCGCGCTTCCACGCGCGGTCCATCACGACACCGGCGGATCGGTCGACACCGACCCGTCATCGAGTAGGCAGGTCCAGCCGTGGACGGCGTGCTCGATCGCGTGATGCGCCGGCGACTGGACGGCGTGCCGGGAGACGAGGAAGCCGCGGTGCATCGCTTCACCCCGCCGGGACTCCACCTCCCCGTGGCAGCGCGTTGTCCCGGATCCGCAGAGCAGCACCAGGTTGCCCGGCAGGTGCGTTTCTGGCCGGCGGTCGCCGCCCATCCCCGCCGGCCGGCGGTGGTGCAGCGACCAGTCCCGTCCCCGCTCGCCGGAGACTTCGGCACCGCACCACGCGCACCGGCCGGAGTCCCGCTCGACGACGAGATCGAGCGCCGCGGCGGTGGGCCGGGTGGCGGTCACGGCTGCGCTCCTGGGTGGTTGCAGGTGCACCGCACCCGCCAACACCGCGAGTGGTCGCCGCGGTCGCAGGCCCGGCACGGGACCGGCTGCACATCCGCACCGAGCACCCGCACAGCCCGGACCGCCAGCGGTATCCCGAGGAACGACGACACCTGCCGCTGGCTCAGATCGCAGACAGAGCACACCTCGATCGGCTGCATGGTGTCGGTGTCGACGTCCACGTCGACTGGGGCGAAGCAGACGTTGCAGAGCGGAAGCACGTCCAGCGCCAGCGCGGTCATCGGAGATCCATCTGGGCTTGCTCACCCTGCGGACCCGGGACGGTCGCCACCTCGATCTGCCCCAGCCGGTCCGCGATCGTGTGCCGCAGGTCCTTCACGTCGTCGTCGGTGATGACTCCGGCAGCGGCTGCCCGGGTCACGCGGACGTCGATCTCGTTGAAGGTGGCGGTATCCGCGGCGTGGGCAATCGCGCCGCGGGCGTTGGTCAGGAACGCCTGCCGGTTGTGCTCGTTCATCCGCGGCGGCTCGTCGTGCTGCTCGTCGGTGCCGTCCTTGAACTTGGCACCCCAAAGATCCAGGGCCACTCCGAACCGCATCCCGCCGTTCCGGAGCGCGTCGCCGATGACCTCCTTCACCGCATCCGGACCGTCCTTGCCCTCCGCGGCGCCGTACCCGAGCCGGGTCACTCCGGCGATGGTGAGTCGGATCCACAGTCCGCCGTGCCGGTCGAACGCCGGCAGCCCGTCGGCGGTGTACGCCAGCGGTTCCCACGTCCACTCCGGGTCAGCGGCCAGGAACCGGTCTGTTGTCTCCGCATGCCCCACGTAGTCGAGATGCAGGTGGGCGGTGGTGATGTTGTTCCGGCAGTCCCGGCACCGGGCTTTCTGGTGCTCGTTGCAGGTGCGGCCGGACTTCGCCACGTCGCGGCACTGCTTGCACCAGACCCGCGGCAGCTTCCCGACCACCTCGGCGGGGAACGGCTCCCGCAGGAGCTTCGCGATCTCGGGGGTCACTTCGGTTCTCCTTGCTGTGCTTCGGCGAGCTGCATCTGCAACCGGCCGATGTGCGCGGATCTCATGGCGGCGACGTGTTCCAACGTGCGGTGGGCGTTGCGGAGGTCACGGACGATCCGGCGCAGGTTCCGGCGCTCGGCCCGCAGCCGGACGTTCTCGCCGCGGACGATCGGGTCCGCCCAGTGGCGGAGCAGACGGCCCATCACGACGCCACCCGGGAGCGCGCGACCTCGGCGACGACGTACACCACGAACAGCGCCGACAGCAGCAGAGCTGCCGGCCAGCGGCCGGACCGGGCCAGCGCCACCACCGTGGGTGGCACCAGCACCGGAGCGGCGACGGCGAGAACAGCGCGACGACGGGTGCTCACCAGCCACCGTCCCGGTCCGGGCAGTACGGGTCACCGCACGGCAGTGCCTCGGCGTCGGCGATCGCGCACAGCGGGCACTCGACGTCGGCACTGTCGTCTTGCCACTCACCGCCGGACAGGTCGGCACCGCACATGCCAACGTCCGGATCGCAGCATGTGACGTGCGTGTAGTCGTCGTCCGCCGTCGAGCTTGGGATGGTTTCCGGATGCGCTCGGGTGATCACTGAGCACGCTCCCGGGCCCGCTCCGCAGCGACGATCCCGAGGAACGCCGAGTCAACCGCCGTGTCTTCCAACTCGCCGATCTCGTAGTCGTGGCACGACGGGCAGCCGCAGTACTCGATGTCGTAGTTGTGCTCCGGCCACGTGAGCCCGGCCCGGCAGAGCCGGCCGGTGGGGTTCCAGACCTGCCACTCCAGCCGGTCGGCGAGTTCCTGCGGCAGGGTCCGCACCGGCCGGTCTCGGAGTGTGTCGGCGAGCACCTTCACCCCGACAGCGGCGAGGACGGCGAGCATGGCGGCGACGAAGACGACCGGACCGACACCCATCACGCACCCCCGGTGCGGGTGGCGGTCCACTGCTCGAACGGGCCGCACGGCTGGAAGTCACCGTCGGGAACCTCGGCGTCGTACCACGCTCCGGTGTCCCACTCCTGCTCGGCAACCGTCTTCGTGCCGGTGACGACATAGCGGCGATGTCGGTACGGCTTCCGCTTCGCGTGCGACCACTTCCCGCAGGTCGCGCAGCGCCACATGGTGACCGTGTCCATCACGCACCCCCAGCCGGGCGGATGACGGTGGTTGGCATCAGCCCGTGGACCGTTTCGAGAGTGGCCGGCCGGACCTGCGGGTTGTCGCGTTGCGCCAGTTCCGCGCGGAGCCGCTCCACCTCGGCGAGCAACGTCCCGACGTACTCCGGCGCCCGCTTGAGGTACTCGGCGTGCGGGTTGTCGATGTCGGCGATGTCATCCCGGTAGTCCGCCACCCGGCGGATCAGGCCTTCGGACGCCTTGACCAGGACACCGAACCCCTCCTCCGGCCAGACCTGGAACATCGGCTCGGCTTGCTGCATCCCGCGCCGGGCGAAGCCCATGATGTAGATCCGGCCATGCCCGTCGGTGGCGAGGTAGACCGAGCCGCCTTGGCTGTTGTCCTGCCCGTGCCATCGCCACGGCGCGGGAGTCTTCTCGGTGACGTAGTTGTGGTGCTCGCGGATCTGCTCGATGGTCGGCTCGTTCATCGGGTGGCCTCTCGGGGAACGGTGAACAGCGGCGACGCGTACCCGGTCGGCCGGGGACGGCGGGCGTACTCGGCTTGCAACCGGCGCACGATCCGCGTCGCCCGGACGCCCTCCCGATGCCGGGGCGGATGAACCGAACCGGGCTGGAAGAAGATCCCGATCGCGAGGAGGACGACGGCGGGGGCGATCGTGGAACCCCAGATAGGGGCGGTCTCGACCAGACGGGCGATCACCGGTTCACCTCCTCGGGCTCAACCAGGAACGACCACGCTTCCGGGTAGCCGTCGAAGAACCAGATGAACTCGTCCACTGCCGTCGGCAGCTCGATGCGAGTGCCGTCGAGCAGGTACACCGCGTGGTCCCGTACGGCTGCGATCGGGATGCCGGCGTCCTTCAGGTAGTTGAAGATCGGGCAGCCGCACACTTCGCCGCGCTGGCCGGTGACGCCGAGCCTCCGCAGCGACTCGGCCACCTGCTCTTCCGTGTCGCCGAGCACTTCCAGCAGGTAGACGACCCGGGCTCGGGGGTCCATCACGTCAGTAGTCAGGCTCACGACGACACCTCCGGGTGAAGTGCCCGCTCCACCGCCGCCGGTGTCGGCATGTAGTCGCCGGTGAACAGAGCCCTGACGCCCTCACGGACCGCCGCGAGTTCGGACCGCAGGTTCACCACGTCCTCGGGGTCCTGAGTCAGCAGCGGCTCCCACAGGGTCCGCAGCGCACCGAGGATGCGCGGGCCGCGAAGCCACTCCAACACCTCGGCTTCCTGATCACGGCTGATCGGGCACGACACCGACCAGAAGCCGGACTTGCGCGGCATTGCGAGGAACACGTACAGGCGGTCGCGCTTGTCGTCGTCGTGCTCGTCGGCGACCTGCCAGTCCCACCGGTAGACGTGGTTCATGTCCTCGTCGGAGGGGTCAACGGACGCGCGCAACTCGGCGAAGGTGTCGACCTGCTCGGCGTGTCCCTCGGCGCCGTAGTACGGGTGGTGGATCTCCCACAGGTGGGTCATGACGTTGCTCCGATCTGCGGCAGGTAGACGGTGGGGGTGTACAGAGCGGCAGTCGGCCAAGCCACGTACTGCCACGGGTCTTGGGGTGGGGAGACTCGACGCCAGATCTCGGCCAGCACGACGTGCGCGGGACGGTGGCGGAGCATGTCGGCGAGACTCATCGGGCAACTCCGGCCCGGTGCATCTGCTCGAACCGGTGGAGCCAGTCGGAGACCATCTCGTCGCAGTCGCACTCGCCGACGACGGCGCTGCACGGGCAGTAGGTGACGGCGACGGTGTAGCCGGACGCGTCGGCGGCGAGGATCACGGCCGGGGCGGGCGTGTCGGCGTTCACGCGATCACCAACACGACACCGGGCAGCACCAGCAGCACCGCCATGAGTGCGACGATCGCCGGAGCGCAGCCCCATCCGTCGGGGTTGTACAGCCGGTCGTGTTCGCCGTCGCCGTTCACAGGGCCGGCCCGTCGATCACACGCGGCGGGGCGATGATGTGCGTCTCCCGGTCGATCAGCACCAGCCGCATCGCTCCGTACGGCTCCACGGGGGACCGGTTGCCGTGCTGCGCCGCCCGGGCGGCGAGGAAGCGGCGCCAGCCGACGAACGACTCGAACGCCCGGCCGGCGTCTTCGAGGTTCGCGGAGGCGAGTACGGCGCCATTCGCCGCACGCTCTTCGATCCGCCAGCGGGCATCGGATAGGTTGTCGGTGACCATGAGGACTCCGTTTCCTTTGGTCGGCCGGCCCGGGTCTTGCCACCCGGGCCGGATCTCGTCTTGGGGGTGGGGGTCCCGCTCTGTCCCCACAGCCACAGCCGGACCCCGGGGAGTGGTTCCGGCAGACCCCCTCGCCCCGCCGGAACCGCAGGACTACGCGGCCTTGGGCTTGGCCAGGAACTCGTCGAGATCGAGCCCGGCCGCCTTCGCGGCGTCGGCCGGGGACTTCGCGTCCGGCGCCAGCACCCGCAGGGCCAACAGCCGGTCGTAGTGCGCGACCTTGTCCGTGTAGGTCTGCGCCGCCTTCAGTGCTTCGAGCCGCTTCTCCGCGATCTCGTCCCAGCTCCACAGCTCGATCAGTTCGCGCTGGTACTCGACCGCACCGTCGGTGCTCGCGACCTTCCGGGCCTGCTTCGCCGGCAGGTTCAGCACCCGGCCCTCGTGTGACACCATCGCCCGGTTGCGGTCCTCGTAGCGGGAGATTTCCTTGCCCAACCCGGAGCGGCGACAGGCGCGCTCGACCTCGGTGGCCCATGGCCGGTGAGCCTGGATCGCGTCGAGCAGCCGGTGCTCGAACAGGTCGAGCCGGTCGGCCGTCACGTTCGTGGCGCCGACGATCTCGCCCAACAGGTCCTCGTACTCGTCGCGCTCATCCGGGGTCCAGCCGGCGCGGTCGATGGCGTGCTTGCTCACTGGGCCCTCCGAATGGGCGTGACGTTGTCGGGCAGGGTGGAGATTCGGGCCTCGATGACCCGCGTGCGGTAGTCGTCGAACTGCTCGAACACCCGCACGAGTTCGTCGATGCAGACCTCGTCGGCGCGCTCCGCGACGTCGTCCGGCTTGAAGCGCATGACGGCGTGCACGCCAGAAATCGCGTCGAGGAACCGCCGCCGCCACTCCCGGTGCGGGTTGTCGTCCGGCACGAGCCGGTCGAGCACGGCGGCGAACTCGTCGGGGTCGTGGGGGGTTACCCCGGACTCGGACGTCTTCTGGCCGCCCGAGTCCGGGGCTGCGTCGGCTCCGGGAGTCCAAGCCGGCTCCGTGTCCGACGCATCCGACGGGGCAAGATCAACCCCGTCGGCCGTCTCGCCTGCCCCGACCGGCGGCCGAACACCGGTCGGGGCTTCGCTCACCGTGGCAGCGGCGTCGAGCCGGGCGCCGGCCTCACCCGTCGCGGACGGGCGGTCTGGGTTGGCAGCCGCACGGATCGCAGCAGCGGTCGGCTTGCCGTCGGTGGCTTCGTTCGCCGCACGCCAAACGTCGGCGCGCTCCGACTCCGGAACCCGGGCCAGCTCACGGGCCTGCCGCTCGTTCGCCGGAGCCGGCAGCCCTTCAGCCGTTACCGTGGTAACGGTCTGGGCGGCAATGATCAGTTGCCGGGCCCTGCTGTCGACGATCCCCCACCGCTCGGCGCAGTACGCCTCGAAGGTCCGGTAGCGCGTGCGCCACAACCGGTTGTCCCGGATCAGCGCTAGCGCGGTACCAACCTCTACGAAGGTCTGGAGACCGTGCGAGATCGTCTGTTCGCAGTCGGCAAGGACATCTAGTTCCGCAACGGTCAGCCGAGCATCGAGGTCGGTCACGGGGTCACCTCGTCGAGTCCGTGACACCGCGCCACGCCAGCGGGCGGGGAAGCGACGTAGCAGAACCCGGGCGCCGACTTGTCCGGCCGGCCGTCGTACCGGTGGTCGGCGTACACCTCACCGACACCGGCCAGCACGAGTGCGCCGCCGGACAGGATCAGCAGCGCGATCGACTGGAGCAGCACCGCCCGCAGCCGACGTCGGTCGGCCCTCCGCCGCAGGAACCGCACCCGGTACGGGGAACGCGCCTTCGGCGGTTCGTGGCACTCCCGGTCGGGCCACCAGCCGGCGGGGTCGACGTCGGGAGTCATCACCCACCGACCTCGCGCTGCACCAGTTCGAGCGCGGCCAGCGCGGCACGGACCTCCGCTCGGAACTCCGCATCGGACACGTCGTCGGCGATGCACTGCAACACCGAGACGACGTGGAAGTACTCGATGCCCTTGTTGGGGTGCTTGGCCGCGAGCCGGCGCATCGCGTTGGCGATCTCGTCGCGGCGCTGGGCGGCGGTCTGCTCGGGGTTCATGTCGCTACCTCCGTCGTCAGGGCTGGTCCGGTGG